ACACATATCGCATTTTGACCGATGCCGAAAAGCAAAGCATGGTTGAACTGAAAGACCTCGGCGCAGCGTTCATTGCCAAGTGTGACGCCATCGGCGGAAGCCGTGAATTGTCGCTGGCAAAGACCAACGCAGAGCAGGCCGTCATGTGGGCAGTCAAGCACGTCACAGCATAATGCAACCGGCGGGCGGCTTCGGTCGCCCCGCCACACCAAAAGGATCAAGTGATGGACTTTTTCCCAATCGCGCGGATCGTTCTGCGCTACGGCGTGGGCTATGTAATCGGCTCCGAAGCGGGCGCTGCGCTGGCGCTGGATCAGGACGTGGTTGTGATGCTGGCGCTTGGCATCGGGGCACTGGTTGAGGTCGGCTATGCCTATGCCAAAGCGCGGGGGGGCAAGACGTGATCGAGGCATGGCTCGCTGGGCTGGCCGCGCTGATTGCAGCGTTGGCAGCGGTCTGGTTCAGCGGCAGGCGGTCCGGCACTGACAAGGCAAAGCAGGCCGCTGAAAAGCGGAGCATCAAAAGAAAAGAGGCCATGCAAGATGTGGAAAACGGTAATGACCCTGACGCTGCTCGCCGCTGGCTGCGGGAACGTGGGGAGTGACGCGGCGATCTGCACAGGGTCGGCGCAGGCGTTGGCAGCACATGCGGCGGCGCTTGCAGCGGATGGCGGGGATAGGTCGGTCGTATCTGGGGCTTACCTGATCCGACTGATAGACGCGGGGTGTGGGCGATGATCATCCTCGCCGCCACGATCTGCCTGCGGCTGGACTTGCTGACGGTGGAATGTCAGACGGCTGTAGTCAGGACGGAGCGCACGCCCGACGCATGTGTTGCGATGATCAGCCCGGTTGAGGCATGGATCGCAGAGGATGCGGCCGGACTGCCTGTCGTGTTCATCGCGGCGGCATGTAAGCGGGGTGATGTGCTTTAGTCATCCGGCGGGTGTGCCGGGTTGACGCAATGCGCGCGGCGGGGTATGTTTATGACTTCCGGGATAGCACAAGCAGTGCGGCAGATTTGTAATCTGATGGTGGGCGATGCATCGCTTAGGGTTAAATTCCCCCTCTCGGCCAACCCGCCTTTTCTGGCGGTGCATCATCGGCGGAGCACTTGCACCGTTGCAGCGCGAAAGCGAAGTCGCATGTATGACGCACCTCCTGAGACGCGGCGGCGCAAAGAAGCTGGGGTGTATGTGCAAGGCCCCTTGCGCGGGGAATGAGTTTAACCAGCCCGCGTCTCAATCATCAGCCCCCGGTATCACAGCCGGGGGCTTTTGCGTTTCAGGGCTTGCGCAAAACCGCCAACAGATCACCGGACGCCCGTGCCATGCGCGCCCCACTGGATCGGCCCAGATTGCCCATGCGCCGAGAGCCATGAGCGTGAAGATGGCCCCGGCGATGATCAGGACGACAGGAAAGCCCCGTCCGTCCTCCACCATGTCGCCTTCGCGCAGATTGGCGAAGCGGGGCAGGTCGTAGAGGAGCTTGACGCGGGCCGCCCGAACTGCCCGAATGTCTGCCGGATCGGTGCTTTCGGAAAGGATTTCGCAGGCCGCGATTGCAATCTCACGCGAGGGGCTGTTGATGTGGCGGCGAGCTACGGCGAAATTGTTGTTGGTCATTTTATCGCCTCTTCATACGCTTTGCGCAGGTCAGGGTCGCCGCCGGACATGGTGGCGATCAAGGCGTGGGCTGCCGACAATGCAATCACAGTGTCGGATGGGAATGTGAAAAAATCACGTTGCCGCTCTATCAGGTTTGGCGCGGGCGCTGGCTTGGCGCGGTAAGTGCCTCCCCCGCCAAAATTCAAACATTCATGCCACAACAAACCGTCAAACCAAAGCCACCCATGCCGCCATTCCCGCAACGCCGCCTGCGTTTCCGCGTGTAGCAGCCCAAGCGGGCGTGACAGTGCCGTCAGGTCCATTTCATCAGCCGGGCGCATGAACGCTGGCAGGGCTTCTGTTCCGAGGCGGATGCGGTAGGCGATCAAGTCAGCCCAAATGGGGACCCCGTGGACGACACCGGCCCACCCTTTTACCGGATGATAATGAAAATCCACCTTTGCACCAGCCAAGTGTTGACGTTGTATTTCCGCCTTTGTGGCATCGTCCACTTGCCGCCACGCAACGCGCGCTTCATTGTGAATATCAATCATGGCTTGTACCTCTCTTGCTTGCCGGTGAAATCACGCGGCCAGTGCATTCCTTCGTCGGCATCAATCTCCGCATTGCCGCCTCCAAGATAAACAGCAAGGCTCGCCAATTCCAAGGCCATATCCGCCTGTGTGAGGTGGCCCGAGTCTCCGGCGCAAGGCAGATGAACGGCTATTGCAGCCAAGCATTGCTCGCGGAAGAAGTCGCGTACTTCTGCCTTATGCTTCGTGGCCCATTCTTCGTCTGATGTGCGTGTCATGTCATTGATCCTTACTGCGATCAGGCCCTATGCCCATTGCATCCATAATACGGATTGTCTCGGGGTCAGTCTGAGCCCGCGCCCATTCCTCGCTTTCAGCCAGTGTTGCGTCAAACTCCCCATCAGCGACACGGGCTGCGAATTTGTCAAAGCCGAAACGCTTCAGTTCGCCATGCAGCGCAGTCGGGCCACAAACGTGAACATCGGAGTAATCATCAAACTCACCTGTTGCCGCGCGAACAGCCAACTTTTCGTATTCGGCGGCGCGCACAGGCTTTACGCCTTCCGCAACCTTGCGCAGTTCTGCCGCCAATCTTTCGCGGGTACTCATGTCCGTTCCTCCGTTCCCGCCCGCAGCGCCTTTGCAGGGCGCTTTCCGGGATGTGTTATTGGTTGAATTTCCTCGGGCGAGTCATTCATGGATGCGATCAACGCCCGCCCGAAGTGTTCTGGCTGGTACGCGGCAGCGCGCTTGGCGGCGGCTGCGATGTAGGGCGCGCCATAGTGCAGGTGGGTCATGGCTTCACCGACAGGGCCGCGCGGGCACGCTTGCCAGCATCATCGCCGCCGCAAAAGACGATCCCATCGACTTCACTCGGCGCGTAAAACTTAAGCGCATCCCGCAGCGCCGATTCACGCGCAAGGGCGGCGGTCAGTTCGCGCTCCACGGCTGGCACTCGTATCATTCGGCGCTTATCGGCCGCTTTCTGCGGATCATATTCGCCAAAATCATCTTCAAGGTAAAACTCCCCTACTTGGGATTCCCACCAGTGATCTTCCGTCCCTATATTACGGTCGGCCTGCATGTCGCGCAGGATGCTTTGTGCTGTCTCGGTCATGTCGCATCCTCAGCAATGGGAGCCTGCAGTACGCACAACCATACTGCGTACCTCGAGCAGTATCAAGTACTAACTAGTGTGCTAACGCGTGATTTTCGTGCTACTAATGTAGCTCAAGAAGGAGTTAATAATCGCAGCCGTCGCTCTCGTGCCCGCGCGGGTATTGTTGAAAACAGGCGTATCGTTAATCACTTCGTACGAAATTACGGCATCGCCTGGTCGGGTGTTCCATGTGTCGCGCAGTGCGCTGCCCACGTGGTGTCCGTCCATAAAGCAAAAAGATGCGTCTCCGTTCGCAAGGCGAACCCGCAGCTCAGGATGCAGCGCGCCTACCTTCGTGGGCACCATTGCACAGCCGCAAAAAGGACATGGAAGCCACACGATACTCAATCAGCGTCTCCCCAGTTATCGCCCATGGACAAGTCCATTCTAACCGGAACACGCATACTCGGAATTGCGTTTTCCATGACTCTTTTAAACTCTGTCCAGTGCGATCCTCTGCAGCTATCATCAACTTCAAAGTCAAGCTCATCGTGCACAGTGAGAAGCGGAATCCCGCAGGCATCTTCAGCAAATAATCCTGCCTCATACGCGTCAACCATGGCTTTTTTCATAGCATCAGCTGCACCGCCCTGGAGTTTTCGATTAAGCGCTTTATGCAGCATCGCGCGCTCAATGTTAAAGGATCCCCACTTCGCGCAGGCTGCGTCATGGCTAAGAGCGGTTCTTTTCGGATCGTAAGTTTTCGAAGACCAGCTATCAAAGTCTGACCTGCGCCCAAGGATAGTTTCTACGTAGCCAAGCTCGCGGACTTCGTCTGCAGCTGCATCCATGGTCGCTTTGGCAAAGGGAGCTGCCGCATGGTACTTGATAAACAGCGCCTTACCATCAGCCTTTGATAATCCAAGGTTGGCCACAAGTTTAGGTTCCTGCATTCCATATATAAGTCCGAAGTTGATACCCTTGATTTCCTTTCTTGGTAGTAGCAGACCTGTTAGATTTTGAACAAGCTCGATAGTTAGGTCGTGGTAGTCTGTATCCGGATCAGAGTTGTACGAAAGTCTAAGCTCCTCTGCTCCTGGACCGACTGCGTGGTGCGCCAGCATCCTATACTCGATCTGGCTGAAATCCCACTTCGCCCACTTCTTTCCCTTTTGCGCTACAAACGCGCGACGGACTCGCCTACCCATTTCTGTTCGAATTGGGATGTTCTGTAAGTTAGGATCAGAACTTGAAAGTCGCCCGGATCGCGTACCGTTCTTTTCGCCTTTAAGTGGATGAAACGTGCAGTGTACGCGCCCGTTTACGTTCTTGTCGATTATATAAGACTTAATGAACGTGTCGCGCACCTTGGCAGTTTGCCGGTACTCGAGTATCTTATCGCACAGCGGATGTGCAATCTTCTCAAGAAGTGGCGCGGCAAAAGAAACCTTTGTGCCGCCGTTCTTTTTGTCGACCACCAGGGGAACAGGAATCCCCAGTCGCACAAAAGCGGCGTGTATGCTTTCGCCGGCGTTCGGATTAACATCGGAACCGGTGATAGCACGTAGTTCAGCACCGATTCTAAGTAAATCCACACCGAGCTCATCGTATATCTGATCCGCCATGTCAACATCAGCAGGCGCACCCTTCATACGCATGTCAACAAGAAGCGGAATAAGTCGGCATTCCAGATGAAAAAGATCAAGCACACCGCGGTTCGAAAGACGCGCCCACTGCGCCTCCATTATCTTAATCGGAAGTGCTGCGTCGGCTTCGGCGTACGGTCCCACCAAGGACGGCGGTGCGCGCCACAGGCTCGCCCGCTGGCGGCCGTCAGGCTTTCCTCCCAACCAGGCTGCCAGCCACGCGTAGACCCCCGCTGTGGCCTTCCCCACGCCCAGGTAGCGATTCGCTAAACCATCCAAACTGACGTCCGGAGTTTCCGAGTTGAGCAGTGCCTCAGCAAACTGTACATCGTAAAGCATGCCGCCGACATTAACTCCCTCGTGGCGCAGCCATCCGACGTCGTAGATCAAGTTAGCGCCAATCTTCGGCCTGCTGTCTGCGAGAACGTGCTGGCAGTATCGAAGAACCTGATCTGGATCCATGTTGGTCTCGGGCTGCGTCTCGTGGCGCATCGGGAAGTACCAGCTGGTTCTGTCTGCCACAGCCAAAGACACTCCAATCACGTGCCCAGCGTTTCTTCCCCATCCTGGACCGGCAGACGTAAGCTCGAGATCTTTTGTCTCAGTGTCGAGTCCGATGACCTTGGCGGAGGACAAGTTCGGGAACTCCGGTGCACGCCATGAGCTTGCCGGAATCGGAGGCATCTCCCTCTGAGCTAAAGATGCACGAGTTGTTTTGTGCGGAGGCGCGACGTCCTCCCAAAACAAACCCATCACGATGTTAGGCCAATAATCACACCCCGACAATTTGCACCGCGAAAGCTCGATGGCTTTGGGTACGCTGCAAAATCAATTTCTTCCGCGAAATCACGAAGTAGGAATAGGTTTTTGCCGTTAAAAACTGGCCCTTCGCGGAGCCCTTCAACCAAGCATTCGGCACCAGTAAAGTTGTCGCCAGTCGTTAATCTGCCATCCTTGAAATATACGGCTGAGCTATTTGCCGGAGTAAACGGCATAATCATTTCAAGTACGTCAAACAGATTAAACGGAACAGGTGCCATCTCGTTTGAAACTGGTGCGTCAAGAATACGATTGACATGCGCGCTGGGCCATGTTTCCGAAGATCTCTGCGTACGCAGCCATCTACCATCAGAGTAGTGAAATGTTACGCTCGACCCGGATACCTGAACGTGCGTAGGGTCTTCTCCAATCCTGACCACCTCTTGTGCTGCGTCACGAATGATATCAAACGGCGGTGTTTCGAAGCCGACCCAGCTCTGAAGTACAACAGCGTTATTGGTCACTGTAAGGCACCCGTTTTCAGCTTGAATAACACCCGCCCAGGCTGCAGCATTGCCCTTTGGCACCACGGGAAAGACTTGTCTGCATGCGTTGGTAAATCCACCGGGGAGTGGAAATGTATCGCCCTCGGGGACAGCGTTGTACATCGCAGACTGCGCCAAGCAAGGTACGTGCGCGGAAAATCCACCCGATTTGACGTGAAGAATCCCGTTGTCGGCCAGCGTTAATGAAATGTCATCGCCACATGACTGTATAGTCTTGTGGAATATCTCAGCCTTTGGGCTGACCTCAAAGTCAACGTCAATTGGACTGCTGATCGCGATTACACCGTTGAAACTTGTTATACGGCCTCCGCTGATCTGGTAGTACGCCATTTCAGGAGACGTTCCATTTTCTTTGACCGCCCCTTTGGTAAAACGAAGTGCGCTGCGCATTATGGTCTGTCCTCTGGCTGCTACAATTGACTACCTATACGACGCGTGCAAGTAATGGTCAAGACAAAGAATGCGGGCGCTCAGTTGACCTGAACGCCCGCATTAGCACTCGCCGCGCTTTCAACGAAGAATCAGCCGATGGTCCCGAGGTTGAAATTGTCAGGCAGCTTGTTCCAGTTCACGGCCGCGCGGGCTTCCTCTGCTGCGCGAAGCGCGCTCGCTTCAGCGACGGTCTTTTCGACATCTTTGGCTACCTTGGCAGCTGCCTTTTCAGCAACCTTGGCCGCCTTGGCAGCTTCCTTCTCAACAACCTTGGCGGCAGTCTTGGCTGCGCGATCACCGGCCTTCGGATCCAGGTTGACACGCAGTGCTTTTCGCATTTCCTTGGTCACACCATAGAACGTGCACCAACGTGTGTACTGCGCGCCGATGGTGCCCTGCCCGATTTCAAGACCGTCGGCCTCGATCTTTGCGATCACTTCGTTGAGCAGTGCTGGACGCTGGTTTGCCTGCGAAATCGCGCTGGCCACTTCCCAAATCTGAGCTGCCTTTTCCGCAGTCGGAGGCGTCACGACAGCAACTTTCTTGGGCACATCCGGCGCAGATGCTGCTGGAACGACCGCCGGAGACGCCTGCGGCGATTCCTGCGACAGGTCAAAAGAAATGGGATTTTCGTTTTCGGTCATTACAAGCTCCTACGCTTTTATGGCTAAAGTAAGCACGATGCGTGTCGTTTAACATATGGAACCAAACTGGTCAACAGAAAACAGCACATCACCGCAGATTAAAACGGGGGTGCCTCCGTGTACTCGCCGCAGCTTGTGGCGATAACACGCGCGGGCGGTCTTCCGCCGTTCGCCTTTTCGCAGCCTTCCGTGACCTCCGTAAAATACGCACAGCTTACGCACGACCTGTGCAGCTGCGCGCGTTGTAAAAGCGAAAAAATGGCGTTCTGCACTTCGTTTTCGTCCTGGTTCACACTGAGTCTCCTAAAATGGGATGTCGTCATCGGTGTAGTCGTTCGACAAGCCCATTGCGGCTAGAGCTTGCTCCCTACTACGAGTTGGCTCTGCCACTATAATGGGACGATACTTCTCAGGATCCTGCAACGGCGGACCCCCGGCGGATGGCGGAAGCTCAAACCGCGTGCCCTCGAAGTCGTACGCAATCACGTCCGGCGGCTGAGAGCTAATCAAAACCTTGATGAACTTCGGTCGCCGCATATCTTTTGCGGCCTCCAACGCTGATAGCACATCGACAGGTGGTGGCGCAAATGCCTCGTGCTTGCGCCACCACCTGACTGCATACTTATACGCAAACGAGTCGTGATCAGCGTCGAAGCTGATGAAGCTGCTTACCCGGCGGGAGTTTGACGTGTAGTCAACACGCAGCGTGTCAGCCTTGCCCTTCTTGCCAAGATTTCGCGAGTACGCAATGAGCGAGACGTCCATCACCTCAAACTCTTTCGGCGGCGGCTGCAGGTTAAGATCGATGCGCTCTTCCCTTGTGGCGACGATATTTACCTCGCTGGGCTTGGCGTGTATCTTTTCCTTAATCGGAAATACAAAGCCGCATTCCTCGCAGCAACGCTTGCTGATGTGGTTGTACGTATTACAATCAGGACAAAGTCGCACAGGAGCATCCCCACCCCCCTTTCCCTTCTTTCTGGGAAGATTAGGATAGTTGATGGGACCGAGACGTTCTGTGTTGCCAGTAAAGTCGAGCACAGTGGTGGATTTCTTAATGCTGGCTGCAATAGCTGCGAGACGCCCGGCCTTGGTATTAATATCGTAGCCATCAGCGAATAGTGGACGCGTACCGCGACCGATCATCTGCACGTGGAGTCCAGGGGATCTGGTAAGACGCAGCATGCATATCAGGTCGATGCTATGTTGGTCAAAACCTGTTGTCAACTTTCCCATGTTACAAACCGCACGGAGCTCGCCGCTCTTAAATCGGGCAAGAACGTCGTCTCCGTCATTTCTCTCGCTGTGGACAGCCTCAGCGGGATATCCTTTTACAGTCATCATGTCGGCCACCAGCTCAGTATGCTCGATTGACTGGTTAAACACCAGCCATGAACGCCGCCCCTCTGCCTCCGCGACAGCAATTGTTTTGTCGACTGCGCGCTCAAGGATGCCTTGACTAATCATTTCATCCGCTGCGTCTCGTGCGTCAAATTCACCAGCTACAATCTTAACTTTGTCCGCGTCAAGCTCAAATCCAGGGAACCTTGGTACTGGCCGAATCAGGTACCCGTTGTCGATCATCCAGACAAAAGCTTCGCCATCGCTCATATCAAACGCGATGGAGTCAAACAGCTTTCCGTCGGTCAGGGATCCTGATCCAGTTCTGAATGGCGTGGCTGTAAATCCGATAACCACCAGGTTTGGATTAGCGAGACGAAGTCCAGCGATAAACTTTCCGTACGAGGAGTTATCCTTGTCGCTGATTAAGTGCGCCTCGTCCACCAGAAGGAAGTCGATGTGGCCAAAAGACTGCGGCCGCTTGGCAACGGAGGCGATGCCGACAAACGTCACTTGCGCGTGAACGTCTCTTCGCTTGAGTCCAGCACTGAAAATACCAGCTGGTGCCATGGGAAAGACTTTGATCAATGTGTTGTAGTTATTTTCAATCAGCTCCTTGACATGTGTGGCCATCACGATTCGCGTCTTCGGGTACGTGGCCACCATCTGCCAAATGAACATAGCCAGCAGCAAGCTTTTGCCTCCGCCTGTTGGAATTACGATCAGCGGATTGTCATGCAGTTTCTGGTGCACGTGACTCCAGAGTGCCTCTGCGGATGCGATCTGGTAGTCTCGCGGCTGCATCAGGTCACAACCTGGAAGAGTTTCTCGACGCGCTTAGTGGCGTTTCCCTTGTTAACCCGCGTGCTGTGCTCTATCCGTAAGACCTCCTTTACGTCGGGAGGTGCGTTATATTCGCTGACAAAGACAGTATGCCCTTCCGCAACACGCTCGCGACACCACTTCCAGAATTGAAGCGAATTGAACGACTTGTCGCTGTACCCAACGGTTCCTGCGTATGGCGGATCGCAGTAAATCAGACTTGGCGTGTTTGCCGAGATTGGCATGTCCGAGTAGGACATGCACGTGAAGTGAACACCCTCAAGCTTCTTTCCCTGCTTAACAATTGAACGCGACGGACCGCCCGCGCAGTTTGTGCCATTTGGCGGTCTCGCGTAGCTGCCCCAGTACGTGGCTCCGAAGCTGCATTGAACGGAAACAAAACCCACAACAGCCGGATGGTAGAGGCTTTGGTTGTTCCGCACGTGGTTGTACTGCGCCTCGGACACGTAGTCCGGAGGCACCCATCCATCTCGCGCAGCAGTCAGCAGCGCCAGCTGGTTGAAGCTCAAATCGTTGCCCCACCTCTGGTTTTCCACATGCTCAATCATGTTTCCGCCACCCACGAATGGCTCTATCCAAGGCTGTCCTGGCTTTCGCGCAGCCAGCATAAGCGGAAGGATGTGTTTGACCATAGCACGCTTGCTGCCCATGTACTTCATCTGTGCACTTTCCTGCTGCTGCCTACGCTTTGATATCTGTATCCGATCGAAAAGGGAAGCAAAGACTTCGGAGAAGATCTTCGCTGGGCGCTTCATCAAATTCGACATCGACACTTTCGTATGGATCTGCTGTCGGAAGGTCTGCCACCAACCTTATCCTTCCGGGAATCGTGGCGTGCATAGAGTAGTCGTCGAACTCTGTAAATCCCCCACTCGCAAGAATGGAGGCTTCAAGTTTAGCAAAGTCCGCGTGAACAAACCGATTGATCTTCATGCTGCTGCCTCCATGACCTGTGCGTGCGTCCAGATCCGCTGAGTGCCGTTGTCAGCCACCTTATAGCCGCGCGTTCCGCTGGCCATCGGGAGATCGCTGTCCCCAGGAATCACCGTGGTGCCAGTGATCTGAATGAATCGGAAGTTCAGCTTCGCAAGTGTGGCTTTTGAAAAGTCCCGCATCGTCTCGCCCTCCAGGCTGCGCTCGACCATCGAGTCGCTGTAAGCTCAGTGGTACCCATATTGATGTTGATGGTCAACATTAATCTCACCGCCAAACCGTATCGTCGCCCCACCATCTCTCCATAACGCGGCAGTAAAGAAGCTGCGCAATCTGAAAAACAACTGGCACCACTACGCCATTTCCTATTTGCGTAAGGCGGTGTGCCCGATCGGCCATCCCATCATCCACTCTGCGAAGGAGGGGTCTAGGCCAACCGGTTCCTGGTACAAAAGGGCTGTCGGCGATAGACTGCAAATCCGCTTGCCCGCACCAGTTCCATTGTCGAGATTCGCAAGGACGAAAGGCCTCGACCAGTCCTTGCCCTCCCGCGCACTTACGGTAGGCAATAATGTAGATGCGCTCGCGTTTATGGGGAGCACCAATGGCGGAAGCAGGCAGAGTGTACCATTCCGCATCATACCCTGCTTCGGAAAGCCCGTGTAGGACAACGTCGAGACCCCTATCTTTAAGAGCAGCCACGTTCTCGATTAGAACGCCGCGCGGATTTGTCTGCTGTATAGCACACAGCATTCGAAACCACAACCCGGATCGCGCGCCGGAAAGTCCAGCCCCCGTACCGGCCACACTCAAATCCTGGCATGGAAATCCTCCGGAGACAATGTCCGCTGCGGGGAAAGCGCATATCTTTGTGATATCGCCAAGGTTAGGAATGCTCGGAAAACGTCTTTTCAGCGTAGCTGCTGCGTGTTTGTTGATTTCAGAAAACGCGATTGTCCGGAACGTACCCGTTCTTTCCATCGCCATGTGAACGCCACCAGCGCCGGAAAAAAGGTCCAGCACGGACAGTATCTTTGTCACTTAATCGGATCCCATCCCGCGCATCCCTTGGGGATGAAGTCGTCCGGAAGGATGCTGTTGAATTTGTTGCAATGCCATTTACCGTCGTCAGCTGTCTCCGCAAACGTACAAGATCGGCAGTTCTTTTCAGGGCTGGTTTGGTAGTGGCAGATCTCGCGGAACGCGCAAAACTTGCACTCGAACCAGCTGGGATCATCTGTGATCCGCATCGGAGGCAATCGCGACTCCACCACCTTCTTGGCGTTGTCGATGTGGTATAGCGCCACCTCTTTCTTGTAGTGGACAATCTCTGCGTAGAGCTCGTCGTCGTTTTTATTGACAGCTATGTACAGCGTCCAGTTCAATCCAAAGTAATGCATGTAAATCTGCATCTGAACGTAGTGGACAGGCTTGCTTGTCAGCACGCCGCCCTTGACCAAACTCTTGAACGACTTGTCCGAGTGCGTCTTTTCCTCCAGCCCACCCCATCCTTCGGGGAGTCCGGGACCGCGGATCATGCCGTCGCTGGATCCAGCGAAGTGCCCCCGATGATCTTTGAAGCCCCACTGCTTCGGACCTTTGCCAGCATCAGCGGCAAGTGCGATGTGCGCAGCGTCGTTGCTGACGTCAGTGTAGTGTACTGGTACATCTTCGTGCCAAGGAACACACCTGTACAGGTAGTCGGATCCCGCGTCCGCTTGCGTGGGCGAGTAGCAGAGACGTTCCGAATAATCCAGCACTTCGAAACCGGCCGCGCGGAGATACCGATTAAAGCGGAACTCCTCCTCGTGGCCGCGATCAAAAAGACGCCGGACTCGACCTAGGTGGTTTTCCTCGTATGCCCAGCGAAATCCATACCAAGCTTGGCGAAGGCATCGACCACCAATGGAGCTGGCACCAAGATGGCCGCGACGTTTTTCACCAACGGTTTCTCTACGCGCTTTGTCGATGGCGGCTACAATGGCACTGCCCAATTGTTACGTCTCCTTGTTTTCAATAATGGGTAGTTGCACATACTCTTCCTTGTCTTGCAACTCAGAATGTCCTGCGAACCACTCCTGCCCACTAAAAAGGGTACCACTTCTGGCCACTCTGGCGTCCTGGATTCGTTTTTCTGATATTGCGAAAAAGTCTGGATCAAGCTCAATGCCGATGAAATTGCGATCCAGTAGGACACACGCGATTCCGGTAGTTCCGCTGCCCATAAACGGGTCGAGCACAGTGTCACCAGTGTTCGACCAGGACATTATGTGATCCCTTGCGATACTCGATGGAAACACAGCCGGATGCCCGTGTTCATTTTCGACCTCTGGCTGTACAGGCCACCAGTTATTTCGTCTGCCGAACTCTTTGCTGGCTTTTCGAATTTCAAGTTTAAGATCGCCTGTCGGCTTTCTTCTTCCCTTTTGCGCACCGCCGAATGAAATATAACGATTGCGCCGGTCACGTATAAGGTTCACTCGGCTGGGCGAGCCCTTTGCCATAACAAACATGTACTCAAAGTTCTGCGTGTAGCACAAGGTACTTCCCACAGCTCCGCCGCCTTCTTTTGTCCAAATCATGGTGTCGTGAAGATTAAATCCGCACTCCATCGCAAACAGTGCCTGCTTGAAGCTGGTCCCAGTCTCGCTGCCGTTGATGGTCGCGTCTGAGACTACCCAGACGACAACGCCGCCGTCAGCAGTCACGCGGAAGAGCTCCGTGAGCACAGTTTTCCATACGTCGTCGTTCCAGAGATCGTTGTTGCCGTTGTACGTGCGAAGGTTGTCATACGGCGGAGACGTGACGGTCAAGTTAATTGAACCATCCGCCAGCTCGCGCAGACGTTCCGCGCAGTTACCAAGCATCAGCATTTCTGCACCGCGACATCACTATCCCCGAATAACCACGTCATGCTTTCCCTTTCGCGCATCTTGCTGCGCCCTGCGCGCGTTGACGTCAGCCCAGTTGTTTACCCACGTGGCTGAGTCCTTGATGACTCCGTGCCCCTTGACATGCCGCCCAATCGTAACCACGCCACGCATGCCATGGCTCTGAATTCCGGCCGCCCAAATACCAAGCAGTCTTGTGTTTTTGTGTGTTCCGTTTGCCAGACCAACCACTACAAGACAATCGCTGCGGATAAGAACGTGTGTCGCACCATTCTGCGTTGCTAGCCATACGCCGTTCAGCGCTGCGTATACTTCCGCTACGGTATTGTCCGGCACACGCGCCTTGATGGATCCGTATCCCTTGACCGCCACGCCGCTGTCGCACTTTACCCAAGCCGCCCATCCTGCGTATGTTACGCGAGTCTTGGCGCATCTGTAAAAGCTGGCATCGCAAATTACTGTTGCCCGCACGTTGACATCCACCTGTTGTCAGGAAAAGAGCGGCACTTTCGTGCCGCTCCGTTAAGATGTCAAGCGGTCTGCCAAGGCGGTGCTGCACCAGCCGGAGCTGCTGCAGCGGGTTGCGCCCAAGGTGCCGCGGGCGCAGCTGCAGCTGCTGGTTGCGCCCAAGGCTGGGGTGCCTGAGCTTGCGCTGGCTGCGCCCAGGGTTGGGCTTCAGCGGCAGGAGCGACGGGAGCAGTGGGCTGAGCCACAGGTGCTGCGAGAGGGGCCACAGCGGCCGCCGCAGTGGGGGCAGGGGGCGCTGCGTTTGGGGCAGCTCCGCCGCCGGCAAACCGACCAAGAACAGGCTCGTTACCATGGCTGTCAAAGTAGCCGCGGATCTCGTTGTTGAACTTCGACGGATCGTCCTTCCGCGGCAGCTTTTCAACGCTGGCCTTGAACGGGCGATTGTGCAGTTGCTGCGAGTCCTCGAGTTTGCCGATGCCGACGACGTGGCAGATCGCGGAAAGTTCGCGGTATGCAATCTCGACCGCCTGTGGATTCTGGTTCACCAAGTTCAGGCGAATCAAGAGCTTCCTTCCTGCATGCTCAGGATTGAGGCAGTCGAATGTCAGCACAAGCATGGTGCCCGTGGTATCCTTCGTCTGCTTGGCCTCTGACTTCGAGATCCTGAAGTCGTACATACCGGTTTCAAAAATGTCACCTCCTGTGGATGCAGGATCGTACTTGGTCGGATCGAATGAAAGTGCAACGATGGCAGTCTCCGATTCTTTTACTTGCGAGGTTCGTTATGTTACTCGCGGGTTGAGCTTGCAGGGCAGTCTTTCAGTGGTTCGGGGTATATGCACTCCTTGTCAAGTTGCTCATGCAGTTCGTGTAGCAATTGAAGAACATCAGCTGCCACGCTTTTGGCGGAAGCTGATGTAGTTTCTGCTTCTTCAATCAACGTCATTCCTCGCTGCGCGGCAATCACTTTTCCGCGCAGGTTGCCGTGCGTCCAGGCAGCAATGCTGTTCGCACTTCTCTTCACTAAATCAGCTCCAGAACATGTGCTGGAGTGGAGGACACCAGCATTCGAGACACAGCCAAGGCAGCGCCGACCTTGTCCTCGATCTTTCGGAATTCTCGCACTTCAAGTTCGTACTTGATTCGAAGCAGCTGATCAAATGTCACGCCATCACTATCGTTAACCTTGGCATACTCCTCCCGCGCCATCGCGATCTGCGCTTCATCGATCTTGCGGTCGATCTTGTGCGTAAGCTTGAGGCTCCTGCCGTTGCTCATATTCCAGTTGTTCACGCCCTCCTTCAGATTGTCGCCAAGCGATGTGACCACGTTGTTTGCGATGGCTTTGCGCATCGTCATCTCAGTCGCTGCCAGCTTGACGATCTCCGCATCGATATCGGCCGTCAAGCGTTTCTTTTGATCGACAAGATTGGCGATCTTTACTTTGGTGCCATCCCAATCCTGAACGTACTCTTCGAATGTCATGAGCTCCCCTTTACCAACTGGATCAACGCAGCTTCGTACACCTCGATGGTGTCCTCCCGAGGAAGACGTCGCGCGTCGGCGATAAGCTCCGCAAGCCAAAGATCAGGCCGTTGGTGATTTGATCTGTACTCGATCTTGGCCGCCTTTGCCAAAAGCGCGAGTTTATTTGTGCTGGTGGACATCAGCGTTTTCCGTTCTTTGGCAGACCGAAGTCGGCGTCGTCCCTAAGCTCTGTCGGACCGAAGTCGATGTCCTCAAGGACAGCGACAGCATCCACAAAGATCGTAGGCTGCGCGCCTGTAAGGAGTCGTTTTACCGCGTCAAAGCTGCCGCCCAGCTGCTTGCGATACGCGTCCAGGCGCTCGTGCACTTCCGACATTGCCAGCTCATGGGCAGCTGATTCCTCCGCCTTGGTGATGCAGTCCAGCGCTCCGAAGTCGACTCGGCACACCGCATGCTTGAGATCCGCCAGTGCGCATCCAACCGCCGCAGGGGCCACGTTGACCGCCAGAACCTTCACCAATCCGAATGTATCCTTTGTCTGCACAACCACCAAGTCGTCAGCTTCAAGATTCAAGCCGATCACGTCCTTGAAGTGGTATCCTCGAATGGTCGCCCCGTCCGGTTGCGGTACCATCTGCGCACCGAGATACTCCGCGCGGAAGATGGTAGCTCCGTTGGTCAGCTGGATAAGCGCGATGGCTTCCTTGGCGTTCATTGTGTGATTCTCCTTATGCTTGGGTTGAAGTCCTGTGTTGTAGCAGTCCGCGCAGCCGTGCGGGTTGGCGTAGTTGGCGCTGTACTCGCCGAGGCAGGACGAACATTCCTCGAGGTAGTCCTGCGCGCATTCATCACAGTAGTGATGTGCGTAGGTTCCAACCGAGCAGTAGCTACGGCATGCCTGGCACTTGACTACATGGCGGCGCTCGAGAAAGAGAGTGTTGTACTTATACTCGACGCTGCCAACTTTTCGACCGCTCGAAAGGCTGAACTTGTCGAACATTTTATCCATCAGTATCCCTCCTAGGCTGTCGTCAGCAGTATCAAGTAGTCCAGCTAGTCGCAAGTCTGAACTACACGGGCGCTGCCTTTATCTTTGCGATGATGTTTGCGATGTCCGGATACTCAATCTCATCAAGCGCTCCCGAACGATCCTTGGCGTCCGCGTTAAACGCTGCGTGTGTGCGCAGTGCGTGGTAGACGTTGCCATTCGCGTCCTTGTCGGTGAACGCGTGGAAGACCTCATCAAACAGGTATGGCAGCGCTGGTCCGACCTGCTGTCCAGGAGCGGTAGGCGCCGCCTTTTCCATTCCGGTCATCGGATCCTTTCCCACCATTTGCTTGGCGATGACCAGCACATGAAAGCCCTTGAGATCTCGAAAGTCCTTGACCATCTGAATAGCGCGATCTGCCATTGCACCGTACGCCTGTCGCGGATCCTTGGTCTTGGATCTTTCGTTAAATAGCACCTTTTCCACGATCTCGCTAATCGAATCCAGCGCGATGGACTCGATTCCTTGCTTGGCAGCGTTGTTGCGACACCACTCAAGTGCGGCGTCCACCTCGGCGGCACTTGTGACAGTGATGACCGGGATTGACTTGCCTCGCAGCGACAGCAACCCCTGCTCGGCGCTGATGATCAGCGGCCTCGGCATTGTGCCGCACAAGACAGTCTTGCCCGCACCACTCGCACCATAGACAAGCATCTTAATACCGTGGTCGTTGCTGGCCTTATCGGTGGTGGTGAAGTTAAGCTCGACCGGCGCTGCCTTCGGCACAGCGGCTACCGGAGCAGCCATGGCGGCCGGTCCCACGGCAAATGGCGTGCTCATCGAAAGGCTCCCTTGGTGACGGTGCGGAACAGATACAGAAACGCGCGTTCTGCTCGATGGGGCTCCCACGGGTCAATGCCAAACGTAGGAATGTCGACAACCTGATCAACAAAAGGTTCGCCATGCGGAAAAAGAGCAATCGACTCGTCGTATAAGATGGCGTTGTCCAGCTCCTTGATCATCGCCGCTTTTCTGGCGTCGATAACAACACCGTACTTGCTGTTGATCACCTTCATCAGCCGATCTTCCGCCGCTGCGTATCCCGGCATGACCTCCTTAACCGGACGCACAAAGTCAACCAGGAACGCTTCAGACGCATCGTGAAGGAGTACCGCCAGCGCGTCTTGATCTCCATAAACGCCTCGCACACGTTCACACATCAGAACGCAGTGCTGTGCCACCGAGTAAAACTCGCGCGTGTGGCCACCAAAGCGGCACTGCATGGATAGCGCATGCGCAATGTCCTCGATGTCGATGTCGTCCTCGTGCGGGGCAAGCGGGTATACATTGCGTCCTGTGTACGTTCTAATCCAGGCCAAGGAAAACCTCCATTAATCAGCGAAATCCGCCATTGGAGACGACAGTAGCTCCCACGGGACAAACAGTCAACTGGCCACATTTGGTGCGTAAGCGAGATTAACTGCACAAAGTGTGGGACTTGCCTTTTTCTACGCTAATGCGCTACAAGGGGACTTCGCTGCGCGCAACGACTGTTGCTTTGCCTGTGGTGACAACATCAGCTGTCCCACGGGAGTCCGCGCGAATGATTTTACTCTGCCATGGCGTCGGAAGGTTTCAGACACACGCAGGCACAGGGGTGGCATACGACGGCATCAGCTGGCACCAAGTAGTAGCAATGCTGGACAGCCCACAACGGGTCAAAAAGGAAGACGCCGCCTGGTCCATCGGATCCACGTATCGACAAGCGGACGGTAGGGAAGCCGCGGCGCAAAACGCAGCAGGTGAATTCCACTACATGTGGGCGGACCTCGACAAAGGAAACGCCAGCCTCCAGGACGTGACGTCCGCGATGACGCGCATCTTCCCGACCGGCGAATGGCTGGCGTACTCCACCAAGGGCGCGACACCGGAAAATCGAAAATGGCGCATTCTAATCCATCTCGCCATTCCAATTGTAGGACGCGCGTACGCTGCGTACCAGCAGGGGTTGAACGAGGCGCTGACTAAGCTCAGCCTTCATCCAGACTCTTCATCTGTTTCAGTCAATCGAATATGCTTCCTGCCAAACGTCGGCGAGCACTACGAGACGCACCACCAGAAAGGCGCAGCAGTTGATCTGGCTGACAGCTGGTTCACCACGCGCGCCATCGAGATCTACCAAGACTACGTGCTGCGCGACACAGATTACCAAAAGCGGCGCGGGGACACGTCAAGAATAAAGCGCAGCGGGCACAACTCGCATATTGATGCATTCCGCGCGGAAAACCCACCCGAGCAGTTGCTTGAGCAGCTCGGCTTTGTGACGCGCAACGGGATATCGTGGCACCATCCGAAACTGCAGTCCGGCCAGTCGTTCGCCACCGACATCTACCCCGATGGCGGAATCTTCACACTGAGCTCCTCCATCGGCGGTCCAACAGCGGCTGGCGGCCACGCCACCAACGGCGGCTGGTATTTCAACGATGGGTACGACCTCGCACGCTACATCTGGTTTGACAAGGGCAAGGAGGGCGACAACCAGATGAAGGCGCATGCTGCGCAGATCCGTGACAAACGACAGGACTATTTCCTCGCACACGGCCGCGATCAAGCACAGCGACTCCTACCTGCGATGGAGGTTTCCATCAACGAAAGGCGAGTAAACAGCCTCAGTTTCGTGCATTGGTCTGTCGAGGCGCAAACAGCCGATCTAGATCGTGCGCAGAAGGAAGCCATCGAATTGGCGGCGCTTCAAAAGCGTGCCGAGTCAGACCGCATCCGAAACCAGCAACAGCTTTGGGGAGGCGACTGGACCAAGGACGTGCCGTTCGAGTTTTCAGACACCGTCAACGAGTGGGAGTGGCTCGCGTGGCATGCGCCTGGTGTGCTCGGCAAGCTGGTTCGAGAGAACGCCAGCTTCTCGGCCAAGGCCACGCTGGTGCCCAGCCTCGTCGGCGCACTCGGAGTCGTCGCGCACAGATGCCAAGGTAAGTTTGTCATGGGGTTTTCAGGCCACATCACACCGCCGTCACTTCCGATGCTGCTCATCGGGAACTCGGGAACAGGCAAGGCTGACGCGAACAAGCTGTTCCGCAGGGTCAACAAGTACCACGAGCTCCCAGCCGCCGACTCGCGCCAAGAAGTGCGCATGTTCGCATCCGGCGCAGCGGTCACCCGCCACCTCTCGCAGTACCCAAACACCATCGTAATCGACAGCGAGTACGGCGCAGGGCAATCCGCGATGAAGGGCAACTCCAGCGGCGGCCACCACGACGACGAAAGGGCCAAGCTCACAGACGCCATGTCAGCATTCGTTGAAGGGCTCGGAGCGTCCAAGAACTCCGACAGCGGCAAGTCCACGCCAGCAATCCACAACCCCTGCATCAGCGCCATCCTAAGCTCAACGCCGGAACGCTTCGCCGAGGCATTCTCAGAGCGGGATGCGGAGGGCGGCTTCCTCGGCCGATTCGTCAGCTTCGCGGTTTCGGATCCGAAGAATCTCCCGAAGAGAGAACGCGGTGTTTTCGCGGGAGACATACCAACAGACGTCAGGCTCTGGCTTGACTACATGGAGTCCATCGCAGCACCGCAAACCGAACGCCTGCCCAACCCCAAAGACCCGGACGGCGCGCTCGGCATGTCGTGGCGCGGCCAGTACCGATGCTTTCATATGCTCGTGCCTGACGCTGATGCCGCCGCTGAGCTCGGCGTCCTCATTGCGAAGATGGACCACGCGCGACAAAATGCCTTGGCCGCCGGAGAGATGACTCGCGCGCACTTAATGAACCGCGGTCCGGAACGCGTCAGCAGGCTGTCGCTCATCGCGGCACTCGCGCAACTTTCGCCAAGTCGGCCACCAGTTATCACTGTCGACTGCGTGCGCTGGGCGAACAGTATTGTCATGGCGTCAATAAACCATCTCGCTGCCACGAGTACTAGAAGCGACGACGACAATTATATCGCCATGTGCCACAGCCGAATAAAAGAGATGTTTGTTCGTATTGAAAACGATCCTGAATTTGTGACAAGTCTCGGCAGCGACTTCCGCAGGGTCAACGTGCCAAGCCTCGGTATTACCAGGGTGGAGATTAAGAGATTCAAGCTGCGTTCGTTCATCAGGCGCAACAAGGCCGCCGCATATGTCTGCGACCGAGAGCTGGACTCGCTGGTGGAAGAGAAGATATTGCTTTGCAACCAGGAAATTGCGCATGGCAAAACTACTACATATTATTCACTTATTGGCAGACTCTAGTATTGTTTTCGAGTTTTAATGCGAAAATATCAGCGCGAAGCCTAGATGAGCTGGCCGCCGAGGGAAAATTATCCAAATAAATCAAATGGTTGTCTGACGACTACTGACGACTACAATTCGCACGCTGCCAGTACCCTTTGATTTCATTGGATAAGTTGCCTTTTCGGGGGTCTGACGACTAGGGGGGGAGTTGTCAGAAGCCTTTGATAACACAAGGAAATACTCTGACTATCCGCTTTTTGCCCTGTAAATGAAAAAGGGGTGGCAACTGACAAAACTGAACGCACAAATAAAATATCAAGAATATTGGAAAAGTCAAACACTTGTTAATATAATAAACGCAGGGCAGGTAATCTCAAACCTGAAATCCGCAGGTCTTGGAAAAGGGTAGTCGTCAAGTCGTCAGCGGTATTGTGTTGTGTTTTCAAACACTTCTGACAACTCTACCCCTAGTCGTCAGCTATTTGGATTTATTTCATATTATGTAAGGAAATCAAAGGTTTAGGGTAAATTAGTTGGCGACTAGGGGGGGAGTTGTCAGAAGTGTTTGATTTCTTTGGATAATTTAAGTTTGGCGTATAAAATATCATGATATTATTTAATTATTTGGTTATTATTACTCAAATCTTTGATATTTTAGCAGTAATATTACCTGATTTGAGATTAGTTGGGGCTTGTTATTAAGAATATTGCGATATTTTATTGAAAGGCTTGGGATTCACTCTCAAAGTGGCAATAATACGGAAGAAGCTTGCAAAACCAGCAGGCTTTGGTAATGAGGATCCAGGAAAAGGAGTACGACCATGGTAATGGGAAGAAAGCTGCGCGCACGAAAGACGGATCGCTGGGGAACGGTCGAGGAGATGACATTTGCCACACCGGAGAGTCCAGCGGCGACCACGGAGGCAATAGCTCGAGTGGTGACCAGGTTCGCTGACTGGAGCCTAGAGGAGGCGCTGGAGGATTCGATTTTCGCGATGCCCGAAAAGAAGTACAACGAGGAGTTTCCTTTTCGTGTCAAGCACGTGAAGCAGGCCATCCGCGCAGAGGAGCGAGCGCTGCTGGCCATCTTCGGAGCAGCCTCTGGATGCGCAACAGTTGTCGACGCACGGCGGCGGACCTTCTTTATCCTTGGCCGAGAGCACAACATCGACGCGTGCTACATCAACTGGGCTTCGACACACAATCTGCGCAACAACGATCAATGGGCGGACGCAGCACTGGGATCCGGAAAGCGCGTGACTTGGATGGCGCACGAGGCAGAGTTGGCTGCGCGGAACGCGCTGTTCGGGAAGGGCACGATCAATGTGCTCAAACCCGCTGATCAGCAGGACTCGCATATCTATCGCGCACAAATTGCTGCGCGGATTGGTCGGCCGCGGTTGCGTCACTTCGTGGCGGAGAAGTTTCCTGACCTACGTGTCCGTGGCGATCAGGATGCAAAGGACGAGGTCGTTCTGCGCAGCCGCAGGAGCCTTGGACCATTCGGAGGCATGATCATCGGCGGCGCAGTTTGGGATCGCGAGCACTACGCGTTTGGCATGCATGTGGTGGAGGCTTTAGGCCATGCGCTACGGCGCAATCCGCTTCCGAGCGGCGCTGATTCCGGCGGTGGGCGCTGGTGGGATCCCGAGTAGCCCCGCGATGCCGCCAAAAGGGCCAAAACGTGGGCCACACAGCGCGATGGCGGGGTTTCATGGGGGGTTGGCAGTCCCAGGGGCTTTGCGCGCCCCTGTGCCCCCTGTGTGCGAATTTACGTAGCTGTTGCATGCCGCGCTTATTTGTGCCAAACATTGATTGAAACTGATTACGGTTATAGGGTAATGAAATGGGACGCGGAAATCGAGATTTACATATTCAACGGTACGGTAAACGATATATTTGCTTTGGTCAAATCGGTGGCGCATGTGTTTATTGCGGAGATGTAGCATCGCATATGGATCATCGTCCACCGATTAGCATTGCAGATGACGAAAGATCTTTAGTACACATGCTGGTACCTTCCTGCGCTGAGTGTAACTCACTTCTTGGCGATAAACCACTGTTCACAATTAATGAGGCGAGATCAGCTCTTGTGGTACTGGTTACCTTGCGGCACGGAAGTCTTTTATCAAGCTACCAAGAAAACGCGTACGATCAGCTACTTCAGACAAGAGTTTTATCCCGCGTAGGTCATCTTGCGTTAAATACTTCCCAGCCGTCGCCAATTCGAGATGTATCTTCTGATACAGTAGCCAAGTGTACAGCACGACGCGGAAAAAGAAAGCTTATTGATCATTTTGGTATAACGTATCACGATGCATTGATCGACAAACAGACGTGGCCAACGGAAGACATTGTTTTGTGGTTAAATAGAAACGGATACGCGACAAAGACGGGGCTTCCCTGGACTTTTCCTCGTTTTATGAACTGTCTGCACCATAAGGGTAGGCTATCATGGAAACCCCATAGCTTATACGCAGGGGCCGATTATGGCCTGTGTGGCGCAGGTTTGGCGGAGTACGGAAAAGGGCCACCCGGTTAGGATGGCCCTCATGTGGCTGGCGGTTGGTGGAGGTTTAAATCATACCAGTCACTACCAGAAGTGATTCAGCAAACGATTTCCCGTTGACCATGCATTCGTTAATGCTGATGTGGGCGTTGGCGTCATCAAACTCGGTGCGAAACACAGCGTTGGTGGTTTGAAAAAGATTGTCCGTGATGTCACGTGCCGCAGTGGCGTTCAAAGCAATGGCGTAGAGACCTTCTGTGGTGTAGATGCCGTAAAACATTGTTGTCTCCTTGGTTGGTGGTTGGTGCGTGTCATGTTTCGATCCCGTCGATTACAGCCTGCACATGCACTATCCGAACCTCGGCAGGATTGAATTTGCTGACGTCTATGTGCGTGACGCCTTCTATCATATAATCAATCCCGTCGATGCTGACGAAAAGCTGCAAACGACCATACTCTACCACGCGCACTTGAAGGCTCAACATTTTGCTGTGCATCATTCCCGTTCCTTTGCTGTCGTCTGCCATGCTTAGACCCCATTCCCTCGCGCCAGATGCATTCTCTTGAATGCGTTCATGCCAGTCTCCTTGTTGATGGTTGGTGCGACCCCGAAGGGTCGCTGGTTAGTGGTCAGTCCTTGGTGCATCGTACCAGCTGCTGGGTTTCAGTGTAGTACTCTCCTGCCATGCTGTCCCAAACCTTGATGGTGGCGTTCCGCCCGTCGATGTGTGTGATGGTGCCGTACTCCTCGGTCCCGCCGCTCTTGAATGTTACTCTGTCGCCAATCTTGAGGGTCATTGTCGTTATCCTTGGTTCGCGTTGCTGTTGAACCATCTCTAATCAGTCTTGCATGAGAGTTCAACCAGAATCTCGCGATCCTGGTTGCAATTCGCTGTCAGTGGCTGCGGATGCAGTTGGTGAGAAGAAACTCGCGCGCCTCTGTGGGAGTCATCTTTTCAGCCTGCATGCGGATCCTGCGTGCAATGTCCAGTGCGCCAATCCGGCTGCGTGTCCTGCCCTTGAAGAAGTAGCTGGTCGCGAGGAGTCCGTAGCGCGGGTGGGCTTCCGCGTGGTACATGTGAATCTCGGGAGTGTAGATTCCCTGACGTGTGGCGGAGGCGCAGGCGGTGATCTGGTTCGGATGGGGCATGGTCTTGTCTCCCGTGTGAGTTTCTGCTGAACCATCTCTAATCAGTCTTGCATGAGAGTGCAACCAGAATATCAGGCGTCACAGTCCTTGCGTTCGTATTTCAACGTTGCGTCCAGGTCAGTTAATACCGCCCACCCATTTACGTCAGGCCAGCATCGAGCACCACAGTTTGAGCAGTACATCGGCATCCGGTGGTTCACATGACAAAGCAGCGAATGGCAGCACTGCATGCTAAGCAGTCTGAAGGGTATGCGTTCCGTTACATTCTTACTTTTCATGATGCGTGCTTTATGAGGATCATGGAGTCACCGAAAACTTGGGCTTTGCTGCCTGCTTGGCGCGTATCTTTTCAACCTTCGTCCAGCATCGTTCGATCTCGATTTCGCCAGCTTCAATCATGTCTATATCGTGGGCAATGCACAGGGCCGCGAGGGTGTTCATCACTCCGCCGACTTCCTGCCGAGTCTCTCCAACGTCGCGACCATACACATAGTCGACCAGCTGCAACGCCTCTGCTTTGGTGCATCCAGTGGATTGCACGAGTTCAAGGCTCTCCTCAAGAAAGCGATGATTGCGCTCAACTTTGTCGCGTGCGATTTCCAACCCAAAACACGCGAGCAGCCAACGGTCAACGCTATTTTGAAACCTCATTCTTTGCTCCTCTGCGGAGGGCGCTGCTGGAGGGTCTTGGTCCAGTGCTCGGGGCGTGGGCGCGGGCGATGTGGTCATCCAGGTCGATCATCGTTCAGTCTCCTTTGTTGTGCCTACCTAGTGGGCGGTGACCTTCGCGCCGGAAAAGCATGCGTAGCGAGGCTTGCCCTGCGATTGGCCGTTGATCATCATCGGCGCGCCCGTCGAGTCGGTCTTGAAGAACTCGTAGCCAGCCTTGGCCCAGTCGGCGCGGTGCTTGTCCTTGACCTGGATCGACTTGGTGTATGTGGTGATGCAGACCGTCTTGTTGGCGTCCAGGGCGGCGTTGATTTGCTCGATCAGGGTCATGACGCGTACTTTCTTGTTCCCGCTTCGATTGCTTTGCTGCGCATGTTTTCAGCAGCTTCGCGGCTTGTCAGTGTCTTGTGATCAAGCATGCGCCAATCAGCGTCATGCAGCCAGAATGTTCCGTTATTGCCCGCGTCGATCATAATAGACGGAAAGCGACCCGCTTTGATTTCGTTCCTGACGTATGCTGCGAGTTTCATCCTAGTGTCTTCCTGGTTCGCGTTGCGTTGGTACAGTTCTAATCGAAGTCGCAGTACGTTGCCAGTCTTAATTGACCAGCTTCTCAAGATAGTAGGTCGCCACCCTTCGGCGGCGACCTGGTTGTTTTCTGGCTAGGTTACGTCCACCCAGCTCATGCAGGTCTGCTGGAGCTTGTCAGCGTGTCATGTTTTGTCCTTTCTTGGTTGCCTGTCATCATCAGTGGTGGGCGGCACCCCAACCAGACCGGCTTGTGACCGGTTTCGACTCTCAGCGATTGTTCCACTCCGCGGCTTCGCGCGTTTCGGCGCACCAGTCTGCGTTGGCGGCGTCCCATTCAGCCTGTGCGCTGTCCCATTCGGCCTGGTTGTTGGCTTCGCTGCGCCGCTCTGCTGCTTGGTCGCAGCGTACGCGGGCGGCTTCTTGGCGGCGAGTGTTGGCTTGCTGTGCGGGAGTGTTCATGGTCGTTTCTCCTAGGCTTGTGCTTCCGTTGGACCATTTCTAATCACTCTCACCGAGGTTCGCAAGAGAAAACATCGCGCAAAAGCGATGTTTTGTCGCGTCAGAACGGGATCGTATCGTCATCCTTTGTGGCGATCAGGGTGAAGTCAACTATACGGAAGGCCGAAAAGTGCGTGCGGTTAACTGTCGTACCTTCCAGCGTGGCATGGGAGTTTCCGCCAATGGCAAAGTCGTTAACAAACGACTTTGCCTGCCAGTCCGCCTTTTCAGCCTCGAGCAGCGTGACCCATTGGCCGGTGCGGTTGTGGAATCCTTCGATTTTCATCAGATTAATCCTTTTTCAAGTGCTAGGTGTTCGGGCAGGGTAACAGTCCAGATCGGATGCTTACACTCGACCTCGATCTGGGAGAGAGGAAGCCATTCTGCGTTGGCGCGGTTCCCGTCCGTGGAAAACAGGATCGCCTTCTCCGTCGTGCGGTGAACCATGCCTTCGATGTCGATGATTCGCATTAGTCGTTCTCCTTTCAGCTCAACATGAAGAGCAGGTTCTCTGCGCCCTCGACCCTGCGTGCGCCGCACACGTCGCATTCATACTCGGAGGCATCAGGCTCGCAGCCATCAGCCTCTTCGCCACACGCGAGGCAGAAACCGAGGTGTTCGTCCGCTTCGACAGCCTCCATGACTCGGTCGAGGGTGATTGATTCGTGGATCTTCATTCCGGTTCTCCTTGGCCGCGTTGGTGCGGCAGTGCTTTACCTATTCGCATCCTTTAAGGTTAATGTCCAGAATCTCTTTCGGAGTCATGAACGCCAATCCTGAGTATACTCGAACAGTGGTTAAAATAAGACGCGTGCGGATTTCAAGAGCCACGTCCTCCTGCTCCAGTATCAGTCGTTGTGCAGCACTGATAGGCATGCCCGCGTCACGCATAATCGCAATAGCCTCGATCAGGCGTGCGACCCACCTGCACGACTCAACTTCACTCATCGCATTGGCAGGGGATGCAAAAATAGTGACCACCATGACAGCTGCGCGGATGTTGGATATCCTCACTTGGTGCGCCTCTTTACTGTGGAGGCCACATTAAGCGTGCCTCGGATTTCCATCAGCATCGAGCCTAGTGCGTTTCGACCCTCCCATCGCGTTGATCCTGGACGACGCACTACTCCCCACACGCGATCCTCCCATGTAGTGCCTTCGAAGATCAAGCGGTCATTGCTCTGCAGCAACGCTTTGCATGCCTCAGGATGCTGGCCAAACTTATGCTGCAAAACATGCCACATCACGCGGAACTTGATGTCCTCCCAGCTGCTCTTGAGATTGCATGCGCGACCCAGACCCTTTGCGTGCGCTGGGGTAGGAGCTTTTCGGATGTTTTCTGCCAATCGCGGTGAATTTGTCTTGGCGGCTGCAAATGCGTGCTCGCTGGTCGGGTAGACCTTCCTGCCCCAGCCAATGTCTACCTCGATGGGCAGCGGCGCGAAGTTGTCTAGGATGGACCACTCGCCGTCGAATATCCACATGATGTCGTCCGGTTTCGGGTCAACGACCAGCATCGGGTAGTCAGCGATTGTTTTCATTCAGGTTCTCCTTGTTGGGAAGCGCATCACGCAATCCTGGTTTTGTCATTCGTAACTGACGTCGATAATAGTAGCTTCGACACCACGGTCATTAAAAATGGCGCAAGTGATCTCTCCCGCCTTCGAAAGGCTCTCGCACCAGATGGCAGTGCCATCGGGATCCAACACCAGCAGGTTTGTCGGTTCGTTGACCCACTTCCTGATTTCAATTCCGCAAATAATCATTTTAGTGCTCCTTGGTTTCAGACGATTTCAAACGCTGGCCCGTGCGTGGTGGCAATCTGCTGGCCAGAAAACTGGTGGATGATGCGAAGCTGCCGCACGTAGATGAGGTAGCCGACCGCCACCGAAACGTGGTGGTTGCAGCCGTTGTGCGTGAAGCTCTCGTTCAGCTTGCCGCGCATGATCTCCGCGTTGGCGTCCGTCGGCTTGCCGTGCGCTGTGACGTTGGCGCTGCCGCGAACGTTCCAGTTGATGGCGTGCCATCCGGACTGGTCCTGGTATTCTGCGCGGTAGGTCGGGGTGATGATGCGTCCCATATAGCCTGCTCTCCTCTTGGTTGCGGTAGTTATCGTATAGGTTATGCGCGTCGTCTTATCAACATCAAAAGACGAGCTTGCCGTTTTATTTGCGTTAGGGCAAGTAAGTCGAATATGCTGGGGAGTCAATATGCTAGGACCGCGCGGAGCGAAGGCCAAGGGCGCTACTGCCGAACGCGAGCTGGCAGCGATCCTCACTGAGTGGGCGACCACGGCCGGCATCTCCATCGACCTGATGCGCAACCTGGAACAGACCCGATCCGGCGGCCACGACTTGGTCGGTACCGAGCCATACGGCATCGCCATCGAGGTCAAACGAGTCGAGGCCTTGGCGATGCCCGCGTGGTGGCGACAGGCCACGCGACAAGCGGAGGCGATTGGCTGCTCTCCCGTCCTAGCGTGGCGACAGAACAGAAAGCCTTGGCGGTTTCGCGTCTTGGCGTTTGTCTGGCCATGCAACGATCAGCTCGTCCTGGACATGGACGGCGCAGAGTTCAGGAAATGGTTTTTAAGCAAGCTAGTAGTTGCGACGTCGACGTTTAAGGAGTAGTGATGCGCCATCGAAAACAAGGAGACCACAATGAACAACGCTTGGACTGACATCGACGCCGCAGGATATCTTCCTGAGATCATCAGCGACCGCGATCCACGACCTGTTCGCCAGCAGATTGAGAGCAATTACGCACACGGCGGCGGATGGAATCCCCTGAGCGGCTTCAGCCTGCACTTGAACCAGGGAATCGGTTGCGCAAAGCTCCTCTACCCCGGCGATCCTGCCATGCATGAATGCTCACGGACGCACATCCGCGATGAGCTCGTAATCTTGTTCGAATGCGACTGGGTGGCCGTGGTGCAGAACGACGGATCATTTGCAGCAACGAGGATGGATTAGACATGGCCGCTGGCACACCAATCACATCAGCAGCAATCCAAGCTGCATTCGCTGCGCTGCCTCCGGATGCGCTGCCGGTGAAGCCATGACCGACCGGTGCCCGGTATCAACAAAGGACTGCCCCAATGACGACACCTGCGACGGGTGCCTCGAGTTCATGAACACCTGTGATCAGTGCCTTGGGGCAGGTCACGTCGACTCCGACGGTTGGAACGAGGGGCGCGATGGGAAAACGCTATGCAATGCATGCTTTGACAAACTGGAGACGTCATGATTACTTTTTACTTGGATGCCGACAAGTTTGACGCCTTTCGCGGCGTTCTTATAGTATGGCTTAGGGATAATCGACTGACGGCTGGGATGCACGTCTTTCCGAATGACAACGTCATTCGCGTAACTGGCGGCGGATGCCCGAGAGCGACCATCGATGACCTTGTGCAGGACGCTGTTGTGGATCCGAAAACGATGGTGTATGTGATTGAAGACAAATGACGTACTACCACGCCAAGAAGGCTCTCGCGCTGGCCGCGGGAGCTCCTTACGCAACGCACTTTGAAGTGCGCGCAGAGCTGGAGCCAAACAATGGATGGGTTCTTGTGCTGTCCCCGGTCTACAAGGATGTGTTCGACTACCCACTCGGACCCCTGCTCGCCGTGGCAGAGATTGATCTTTCAAACCACGCACGACTGCATCGCCGACCGGAAAGCCATAAGAAAATACAGCATTTGGCGTCGTCGGATAAACCTTGGATGAAGTAGTTGACTGTGATGGTGTAACTGCTTAGAAAACGAGTCAGGGCAAACCTGCCGCAACCAACGCAGAAGGAACCACGAACATGCAACTCACCGACACGCAGCTGATCATCCTGACCCGCGCATCGCAGCACCCTGAGCTGATCGCCATGCCTTTGCCTGCCAATCTCCGCGGCGGCGCGGCCACCAAGACGGTGGCATCGATGATGGCCAAGGGCTTGCTGATCGAGGTCGAGGCCAACCTGCGGGTTGGCGATCCGATGTGGCGCGAGACCGGCGACGGCCACGGGGTTACGCTGATGGCCACTGCAGCCGGGATGGCTGCTATCGGGATCGAGCCGGAAGCCCCTGCTGACGCCCCAGAAAGCGCACCACAGGCGCCTCTGGCGGATCCCACGCACGACGCTGCCAGCCCATCCCTGGATGCAGCCCCTGCGCCAGCAGAAACGCCTGTCAAGGCCAAGCCTGCCAAGGCCAAGAACAGCAAGCAGGCTGCGCTGATCGAGATGCTGGTTGCCGGAACGACAGCCGCTGAGGCTGCCGCCGGTCTGGGCTGGGAAATCCACACAGTGCGCGGCGCGATCTTCGGAGCCATCAAAAAGGCTGGTTACATCATCACATCAGAAAAGGTGGATGGTCGCGGACGGGTCTACCGGACTTCCTGAACAGCAGCTTGCCATCGGGGTGGGATTCAGCTAACGCTGGAGCTTGCCCTGATGGAGGTGTTCATGGTCGATGTGTGGCAGATACTAAACGTCAAGCCCTACGCAGCCACATTTCAGCTAGTGGAAAAGATAACAGGTTGCGTTGTCGACCTTCCTGGACCACGCAAGGGGCGTCCGCTGGTTACCTTTCCGCAAGACGCACCAGCCGCTTGGACACCTGTCACGTCAAGCAGATACAGACTTCCCCGAACAAGCAAGTACATCGAACGAATGCAACTTATGCTGGGCGGTGTCGTCTTTGTGGATCCTGAAATCGCGGACCAGCTTGTCATGAGTGCACTGCGCGGGGAAACTATCCTCGGAGGCAAGTACGTGAAGGTGGAGCACTTCATGGTGAACGACCACGTGTGCCTTGTGGCGGAGCAGGAGCTGGCACACATGCGTGCAATTGAAAGATCCTCCTGGGAAAAACGAGCAAAAACCGACAAGCATGGGCTTCCGAAGCTCAAACCAGGCGACAAGGTGACCATAAAAAGCAGCGTGCTGGGATTGCACGGAACGGTCAACCGTGTTTCAGGGGACCAAATAAAGGTCACACTTGCCAACGGCGTGCTTCAATCTGCCGTGGTTTCGCGTTTAATGCTTGACTTAATCCCTGTGGCAGGCAATTTGTCGACTCAATCAGCTGTTGCGCGCTAAGCACGACGCGATTAGATCAAGCTGGGGATGGCCCACGCGAGAGGGAGTTTGCCGAAAGGGCGGATATGCGCATGAACAGCACGAAGGCTTGGCGCAATCTCTCCAACGGATCCCACCCATTCACCACAGCCGCCGAGCTACTCGCGGCAGCGACTGAGTACTTCCAGTGGTGTGATGATCATCCGCTCCTCGAGGAGGACGTGGCAGTCTACCAAGGTGACGTGACACGCTTCGACAAGAAAAAGGTGCGGCCGTACACGCTGCGCGGATTGGCCATTTACCTTAACATTGGCATCGGAAGGCTGGAACGCTATCGCACAGACGTTGCTGACTTTGGTGCCGCCATGGAGCTTATCGACCAAGTTATCTACACGCAGAAGTTTGAGCACGCCGCCGTAGGACTCATGAACGCGAGCCTTATCAGTCGCGATTTGGGACTGGCAGACAAGCAAGAGCTCACTGGCGCGAACGGAGGCGCGATCAGAACACTTGATCTCGCTTCCGAGGCGCACATCCTAGACGAGGCGCGCAGACTTGGTATTGACGTGACCGCGCTTGGATTTGGTGTTGGGAAAACATAACGCCATCGATAGCGCCGCTGCGCTTCAATTGCTCGCATCGGCCGTAGCGCTTCGAAAAAGCCGGGAGCTGGGGCCGAGCGGAACGCTTCTGCCGTTCATGAGGTGGTACTTTACAGAACGAGAGGGTCTGGATCTTATCGTCGGTCCGCACCACCATATAATCACGAACACTCTTGACCGCGTGTATTCAGGGGAAATTACACGCCTGATCATCACAATGCCTCCAGGATACACCAAGACCGAGTCTGCTGTGGTCAACTTTATCGCCAAGGGGTTTCAGATTAATCCGGCCGCGAGATTTATTCACGCGACTTTTTCAGACCAGCTTGCTGGTGAAAACAGCGAAAAGATACGAAACTTTGTCTCGCTCGACAGCTACCAAGCGATGGCGGAGCCAAAGTTCACGGTCAAGACAGACAGCAAGGCCAAGGATCGCTGGCAGACAACCTCCGGCGGCGGTGTGCTGGCCAAAGCAGCCGGCGGACCAATTACAGGCTTCCGCGCTGGCTACATGGACAAGACCAAGTTCACTGGTGCGCTGGTTATTGACGATCCGCTGAAGCCTGACGACGCGTTCAGCCCGAACAAACGGCTGCAGGTCAATCGCAGGGCAACAAACACATTCCGCAACCGACTGGCACATGAGGGCGTGCCGATCATTGTGGACATGCAGCGACTGCACAACGACGACTTTGTTGGGCATCTGCTCCGAGGCGGATCCGGCGACTATTGGCACCATCTTGATCTGCCTGTTATCATCGAGAGCACAGACGTCGAGTATCCTAGGGAGTGGACGCACGGGATTCCAATTCCGCACAACCTGCCCGTCGGTCCGCTATGGGAAGAAAAGCACAGCCTCGAGCAAATCGAGGTTCTGAAGGTCGACGCGTACACATACAACAGCCAGTACCGCCAGCGACCTACGAGCATCGAGGGGGCGCTTTTCGACATGGACTGCTTCAGGGAGTGGCACGAGCTTCCTGAAATGGACTATTTCGGGATGTACGGTGACACAGCGCTTAAGACTGGCGAACGCAACGACTTCAGCGTATTCCAGCTTTGGGGCAAGGCCAAGAACCGCTCTGGCATCTACCTGGTCGACCAGCTGCGTGGAAAATGGGAAGCCCCGGACCTAGAGAAGAATGCATTGTTCTTCTACAACAGATACCGGACAATGGGTATTCACCCTCGCGGCTTCAAGATAGAGGACAAGGCCAGTGGCACAGGCTTGATTCAGGGGCTCAAGCGTAAGGGCGTGCCCGTCCAAGCCATCCCGCGCGAGAGGGACAAATATACGCGAGGCCTGGATGCAGCGCCTTGGGTTTCCTCGGGAATGGTATGGCTACCCAAGAATGCGCCATGGATTAACCACCTCCGATCCGAACTTGCGACCTTCGACGGGCTTGGCAGCGGCCACGATGACCAAGTCGACCCGATGATGGACGCGATAAACGACATGCTTTCCGGCAATGACCGGATCAACCTGGACAACCTTTGACATGAATAAGCCTACTGCCTTTTCAGACGGACTGGAGAGCCTCACAGCGTCTCTCGGAACAGCACGTGATAAGGCGACGTCTGTTGCGTACGTCGAGAAGTACATCGACGATCAGCAGCTGACGGCGGCATACAAAACGTCGTGGCTGGCCAAGAAGATCATCGACATTCCAGCCAGCGACACGTTTCGCCGCTGGCGCGACTGGCAGGCAGAAGAAGACCAGATCGAGAAGCTGGAGGAGCTTGAGAAGAAGCTTGCCATCAAAGAGAAGATGCTGCGCGCGTATAAGTTGGCGCGCCTGTACGGATGCTGCTACGTCTACTTTGATCTCGGCGATGATCCATCCCAACCGGTCGATCCAACAAAGGTAAAACTCGGGGGCATTCGGTTTGCAACTGTGCTGACGCACAGGCAGCTGAGTCCAGGCGAGATTGAGCAGGATGCACTGTCAGATCTATTCGGAAAACCGAAGTGGTTTGACGTGGTTGGTCCGACAACGGCTGGCATCGTGCGCATTCATCCTTCCCGCATTATTGTTCTGCTGGGCGCGGAAAGCCCCGATGAGAACCTGCTGATCGGAAGCCGTGAAGGATTCGGATTTCGTCTCGGAACAAGCGTGCTGTCCGCGGCACTGCCTGCGGTTAAGCACTTCGATTCCGTTGCGGCTAACATTGCGTCTCTGGTGTTCGAGGCCAAGATCGACGTGATCAAGGTCAAGGGATTGATGCAGATCGCAGGCAATCCTTACGAGGAACGCAAGCTGCTGGCGCGCTACGCTCTTGCTGCAACCGCCAAGGGCAACAACGGCATGCTGATCCTTGATGGTGACACGGAGGAATACGAACAGAAGACGTACAGCTTCGCAGGCTTGCCCGACATCATGGACCGGTACAGCCAGAATGCATGCGGCGCTGGCGATGTTCCAATGTCGCGACTGTTCGGCAAAGCGCACAGCGGAATCGGAACTACTGGGGCCGGTGAAAACGACACGCGCAATTACTACGACCATTTGTCCGCGAATCAGGAGCTTAACGTCACACCCGCAATGGCAACGTTTGACGAATGCCTGCTTTATGCAGCGCTAGGCTCACG